GCTCCGGGTTTTAAAACACGACCATCACCAGCATATCCAATATCCATAGGATCATCAACAGCAATGGGACTAGGCGCAGATACATTTGTTTCAATACCGGGAGAAGTCTGAGAACTTAGATGCATATACTCGCTTACACCTTCAGGCAGTGGAGTATGAGACACACCAATCGGAAACTTACCTGTACCAAAGATTACGTCAATTAGCTGTCCATAAGCCGCAAGTACTTTAGTCTTTGTGACTTTAATAAATACACGAGACTTTTCAGATTCTCTAAACCTTACGTTCTTTGGATACAAACCACGGAAGTTATGATACGCCGTAATCCAACGGTTCTCGTCAGAGTCTCTAGCCATTTTAGAATCTGCAAATCGTGCTTCAATAAGACCAGCAAGACTTGATTTGACTTGAGCATCTGCATTAATAGACAGTCCATCTTCACCTTCTACTGCTTCAAAGTAAAGATTATTTGCGCTATCAATTATTGTATTGTTTTCTGCCATGTTTATCCTATTGGTGTTAGGCTAACGAGAGAATAGATAAGGGTAAAACCTACGACAATACCTAGACTATAAATTCCATAAGTGTTTAGTGGTCGCCAAACTTTAAAATTTCTTTTCAAAAAATAATTCCTTTACGTCTTTATTAACTCTTACGCCGTATGTTGTACCGCCTCGCGTAGTCTTACTTGCTTGTGCAAAAAAATCTCTATTTCCTTTATCATCTGTTCTAGCATATGCTCCAACATTAGCACCCGCTATTTTGCGTTGTGTTTGGGCGCTAATATTTTTTCGTCTATTGCTTCCATCAAAATCTGAAGAAACTTCACCACGAACATTAAAGCCTTGTATATTTTTTTGCGCGGCAAGCACCGCTCGTTTATTTTGTAAATCAACCCCTGCGGAGGCATCTAGACCACCAATAGTTTTATGTTTAACAAGTTGGCCTGTATTATAATTAGCTCTTTTCATATTAGTATCCAAACGTCCCATCTGCTGGTTGATAAATAGTTTCACGATGTAACTGACGCATACGACTAAACGTATCGTCTATACGTGGCCTAGACATAATCAAATACCTCAACGCATCATACGCATGGTCTGGTGCGTGGGTATCTACGTCTTCAGGGTTGTTTTTATCCAGAGGAATACTTTGTAGTTCGCGTATCAGGTTAGGACAAGTATTAAATATTTGTAATTTGGGCCTTCCGCTTTGCTGAACTTTTAAGTATTCGTGGATTTGAATTTTTCCTGCAACTCTGTTCTTATCTGCTCGTCTGAGCTTATGTCCTGCTTTTGTTAATGTTTCACCGACTGTTGGGCCTGTTTGCCCTGTTCGATTCCAGCAGGCAGTATCTAATACGCCCGAAACGCTCATTGGATCATTTAGTTCCATTTCAGTCAGTATAAAAGCTAAGTCTGTAGCTAATAAACCTTTTCGATAAAGTTCTCTATATATTATTAACGTATTATCGTCCCGATCTATTGCACCCCAGACACAAGCTGATTCTGAAGCATATCCATAATCAATGCCTTTTGTACGATCCCAGTGTATCGGGATTTCAAAAGGATCAATGATATGGATGTTTCTGTCAAACTCTGTGAAGGCCGCGCCTTCTGCAACCTCCCAATCACCTTCTAAAAGCTGTCGCCTTTGTGTAGGAGGCAAAGCCTTTAGCATTTGTTCATAACGACCATCGTGTGCTAGGTATGGATTATCATCTAGCCTTGCTGGTATGAACTTACGACTTAGGCCGTCTTCTCCCTTAAATGATTCGTTAGGTGGTGAAGGAGTAATATATCTTTTCTTTACCCAATGTGCGCCAACACCGCCGGGGTTAGCGGTACACCGCATATATGGTACAATCTCTGGATCTGTTGTACGCAGTCGTGAAGCCAAGTAGTTCCAAGAAAACTCTGTAGCTTGGTGCGTAATCTCATCAAACCCAATCCAACTATATGCTTGTCCTTGGTAACGATATACATCTGCATCTCTTTCCAAGAATCCAAATTCTATTTTAGCTCCAGACGGAAAGTTCCAAAGCTTTTCTACTTCTTTGTACTTACAGCCGGGAAAGGCTTTCGGGTAGAGTTCACGAGACTTATCTATTAGCTCGCGTAACTCTGGCATAGAACGCCGCAGGATTAAAGCTCTATGCGCTCCCCGATGAGCAAAACGCAATGGATCAACAAGCATTGCGTAGCTCTTGCCTCCACCAGCCGCACCACCATACAAAACATCAGTCTCAGAAGCGGCAAGAAAGTCAGTTTGTGGGCCATCGTTGGGCCTAAAGATGACGTTCTCTTCTGCGACAGCCCTCAACGCCTTGGGCAATTCGTCAGTTGTTGTTGTTGTTATTTTTCCTTCGGCTTTTGCCTCTTTTCCTTCTAGTTTATTGAGCGTACTCTTAGAAGTGTCGAGTGACCGTTTATAGTTTTCTAGTTTGGTGCGAGCCTGCGCTAACCGTTTTTCTTTCTTTCGTACTGTTTTTCTTGCTTCAATTTGGGCCTTGGTTTTGGAGTGGTAGTTATAGCCTCGACCTGTCGAACCTTTGGGTCTACCATTTTTCTTGCGAGGTGTTCCATCCTTTTTGAGTATAAAATCCCCGTTGTCGTTTCGCATATACGCATCAGGGTTAGTCTCCCAATCATTCATATCGGTCTACAATCTTCTTTAAGCCCATATGAGATATAGTTCTATTTGTATCATACTCTAACCAAGTAGCCGCTTCACGTAAAGATAAAACTTTATTTTTAACCAGCGGCACAATTTTATTGAGAGCTTTAAGTTCTACCTCAATCTCTTCTAGATGTTTACCATCTTCCATTAGCTTATAGCCAAATGGGATGGTACTACTACTACGCCTCTTCATATTGAGCCTCTATAACTACTTCTTGTTTTGCTGGTAGTATAAAGAGGCCATTAGAGTTTTGCAAGTTTACATCTAGTTTATCCGTCTTACCTAGTCCAACACGGTCTAGGAGCGTCTGAGCGGCCTGTAGACGGACGTTAGCTTGGGGTATGGGGTCTGTACTATCCATAACCTCAACGAGCTTCAGAGAAGCTTTGGGGGCATTCTGGGCTAATATATTCTCGGCTAGTTCAATTATTTCTGTTTTAAGTGCTTTAACCACGGATGTATATGAGCCTTCAGCGTACCCCGCTAATTCAGCGGCACGTTTTGTATCACCATTGCAAGATACAAGGTGATCCAAGAACGATTGTTGTTTTATAGTTAATTCTTTATTCATAACTATATATTATATAGGTGATATCGGGTTTTGTCAACAACAATATATATAGATTTGTGGTAATAGTTGGCAAAAGTCTTGACAAAATTAATTTTCAAGTATATAATAGACTATGTAGCCCACCGGGTACATATAGTCACAGGCCCTCTTTAAAGCCTTTGAAGTGGGGCGACAAACTGGTTGACATTCAAAACCTACCAAATTGTGCGTGAATTAGTATATATATACGGGAGGGGGTATGGACACCTGCGTACCCCTACACGCCTCTGAAGACTTTGAAAGTCTTGCCGGGACTCTACCAGCCTTCTCATAGTATTTAAAAAATCTTTAAAGATTTTTCAGAAGCCCCCTCCAGAGATTTTCTAGTTTACGAAACTAGAAGCCTCCAAAATCTTTAAAAATTTTTAGAGTTCTAAAAGAACTCTAGAGATTTCAAAGACCTACCAAAAAATACTTACAGTATTATTTGACTCTCCGAAGAATCTCCTAAGCCCACGCAAGATCGCGTCACACACTCTGTCACAACCGCATAATGCAAGGGACAGCAGTTGACAATTTCAGCGATTCATGCCCTTAATGGAATGGCTATGGCGAGACAGCCTAGCGACAATTCACTTTCACAGGGCAAAGCCCCACGGAGATACATATGAGCAATTCAGCCATCCAGTTCGACACCACTGCTAAAGCATCGGTCAGACAGCTTTACAAGCTAGGCGGTCACTTCGCCTCTATCATCGGCCAAACTCCTTCGGAGGTCTACGGCTTGACCAAGCGTTTTCCCGCCGCACTCCAGCGTTGGCAAGCGGAACACGACGAAACGTATATTACTATGGGTGATGTCAGCACCTTCCTCGCCAGCACTAAAGTGCCAGCCAAGTTCGTCAAAATGGTGACGGACAAAAAACCTACGGCTAAAGCTAAGGCGGCTCCAAAGCCCAAGGCAACACCCAAGCCCAAGGCGAAAGCACCCGCTAAAACTAAGGCGGCTCCAAAGCCATCGGAGATGCCACTTGGCGACTTCAAGGATCACTTCGAGAAAATCACTGGCAGAGTCTATAGACTCGAACAAGCCACTGAGGATCACACCAAGCGTTTAGCTACGCTAGATGCCAAGCTCGATGTAATCATGGCGTACATCACGGAAGAGCCTGACAGCGAGTAACACTAGACCGCCCCGGCCTTTGGCTGGGGCTTTTCTTCCCCCATCACACACAGGATAAATACTATGAGCATCGTACACAAGCAGGATCAGGATAATTTATTGGCGCTTGCAGACGCTATTACTAATCCCACCGAAGGTCAGCTAGTAATCAGCGACCCAATAATATGTAAAACGTGCGCTTATTATATTGGAAGCTGGTGCCTAGAATGGATGGGTAACGAATGGCTTCCTCAACCTTATGATAGATATACAGAGTATATGGCTACCGAACAAGAGGCCAAACAAATTTTAGAATGCTGGGAGGCATAATATTATGAACACACGATACAGCTCACCAGAGTGGAAAGAATTAGAGCGCATCCAAAACAGCCCACGTTATCAGAATATAGATATATTAACTATTACGGGCTTTATGGACGATGAGCAATTCAAGGCCCATGTCGAGCGATATAGAAAATATGCGGAGGAAGATCAGTGAATAGTATTACTGTCAAGATTAAAAATAACTACGGGGTAGAGTATATCTATCCCGTTTGTCCCAAGGCTCAAGACTTTGCAGATATTGCAAACACTAAAACTCTAACGCCTTATGTAATAAGTGTAATTAAAAATTTAGGATTCAAAGTTCTCGTTCAACCCAACACTCCAAAGGAGCTATGAAGATGACACACGCTGAAGCAAAGTATAAAGAATCTAGGCTGATGATTTTTGCAGGCTGTTATATCTTTACTGTCGTTGCTGTAGTGCTTATTGCTATTTAGTTTATACAATCCAGAGTCTTTAAAGCCCTTGAAGAATGAAAGGGCTTTAAAGATCTCTGAACTGAGGAAAGCGCATGAGTGGTGATGAAATGTCCAGACAAGATGTTATAGATTTTATTAGGAATCGTCTTGATGTTGCGTTAAGAAACATCGACCAAGTTATTGATAGTACAATAAATCCTATTGATGAAGTTAAATTATTTGAAGCGATTGACTGTTTACTTGAACTGAAAAATTGTTGTGATGATGATGAGGAATAATATTATGTTACTGACCATTAGTGCTAAATGCCACGCTTGTCCTACGTCTAATTCTATTGAGGTTTATGCCGACGATTACCGGAATTATTTCCATAATAATCAGTTGGTTCAGAATGTTTGGCCTGACTTATCACCTAGTCAGCGCGAAATTATTATGGGGCATTCAAATAATTTTTATCTTTGTAATACTTGCTGGGACAAAATGGGAGATGAGTAATGGATAAATTTAAACTTGAAGTTTTTAATACTGATTCAGGCATAAGAAAATTATATGTCTGCGACAATGGCTGGATGCTATCAGTAATACTTAATCCATCCCGAACATTAAATGATATTGATTGGCGTGAGCGTGTTATAAACCATGAGCCAAATAAATATACTTGTAGAAGTTATGGGGGTGATGACGGGCTATGGGAAGTAGCTTTAATTGATCCCGATGGTGATATAGCTTATGACACCCCTGTAACTAATGATGTTCTTGGACATCTTACAGATGATGAGGTGTTAGACCTTGCTGAAGTTGTATCTGGCTGGGAGGTTGAAGAAACAAGAATAACTAAATATACGGGGCGTACTTGGGAGCGAAAAACTTAGATCCTAAGACTTCCTATATTGCAAAGATGGTTCACGAGTCAGCTAAAATTATTGAAGATTATCCTGAAGATACTGGCAAGGATAATTGGAGAACCGAAGGCCCTTACTGTTAGGAGAATAGTATTATGAAAACTTATATCCACGTTAATCAGCACAAGATTCGTTTTAATAAAACACATGGTACGAATGAGCCTGTTATTACTATAAAGCGAGGCAAATCAAATATTTATTGTCACGAGGTCAGTATCAATGGCCCTTCAGTTTTACGGTACAGTGGTAACGGTAAGCCTATATTATCTTGTGGTGCAAGGGTCGTGATCGAAACCGAATCAGATGTGGAGATAGTTAAATGAAATATGCAAACGAGTGTCACCATCCCGAAGAAAACTATTTGTTTACTTTGGAGGTTTATAGTGGTGAGGTTGTTGATGTTTGGATAGTACAAAGGCCCCATCAAAAATTCTATAAAGGTCATATAGAATTTTGTTTACGTTATGGTGATAATGGTGATGATTATCGTAGCAGTTGGGATTGTAATTCTATTGAGCGCCGTATAGCTTTTCATACTAAGTTTGCTGACGGCGAGGAAGAATCTATAAAGTGCCGGGAGAAGCTTATAGAATTTAAAGATAAATTAAAGGCCCTAGATTGTTGGGATGCTGACATTGATTTGTCTCCCGAAATAATTGAAGTTGTTATACGTTAAATACTTCAGGACTTTAAAGCCCTTGAACAAGGTGAAAGGGCTTTAAAGATCCTTCCGTATTAAGCGGCGGCTGTTGGGTCGCTGAGAAGCTGGATAGTGAAAACAGTAGCTAGGCCAGTACGCTGGGGTTAATAACCCAGCAAATAGGTTAGCCAGCCCCTATCTAACCCAATGCTGGCACCCACTAAACTAAGGAGATATATTATGCCTCGTGCAACTGGTTGGTTCCGTGTAGAAACTGAAGTAGATATCGCTGATTACGATGGCGACTATGATATAGAGTTTGACAGCCTTGAAGATGTTATTGAGACTGCTGAACTCAATAACTACACCAAAGAAGAAATTGTTGATTGGTGTTTTGAGAATGGGCTAGACCTTACAAACTATTTCATTACATCGCTAACCACCACACAGATTATAGATATCTATACGAAATCTATTACTGGATTGATAGATGAGCAAGGTCTTACGATCTCTAATCTGCGCGATAGAATTAAAGATCTTGAGGCCGAACTTAAAGAAGCCACTAAGACTGATGAGGAGGCTCTGAAGAATGTCGCATACTAATTTTATATTTAGTGCTTGCCTTACGGACGATCATCCTGTAGTAATTAAACTGCCAGTAACATTAGAGGAGATGGATGCTTGGCAAAAGGGTAGACTATCAGCCGGTGAAGCTATGTCGCGGCTGTCTGCTAAAGAGTTAGATTTAATACAGGGGCGTTTATCGCCCTTGGATTTCAACACTGAGAGGTAAATATGTATTCTGTTCATGCAAAAGCGATCCAAGATTACGCAAAAGAATCTAGTGATAATCTAGTTAATGTAATTACTATGGTGGTCTTGAGCATTCAGCAACCTTGGGTGTCTGTCGGAAATCAAATGGCAGATGTTAAACAACATGGGATTAATTCTAAATTCCTTTGGGGTAACAAGCGGAGAGCCTATGAATATATAACTAAACGTAAGGACTTCATCCACAATCAATATCTTGCAGTTATAAACTCAAGTAAATCCGATA